ATAGAATCATCGTATTGACTAATTTCTACATCAGAAAGATGCCCCGTAGGTTGATTATCTTTATCCAAAAAGTAAATCTGAACACCTTCACCATCTGCTGGATCGGCCTTGGTAGTAGACAGGTTTTTGGTTACAACGGAACCGCGCTTCAAAGCAGCGGAGACTTTATAAATTTCAGTTACTCGGGGTGCTACAATTACATTTCTTAGCATTTATCAATCTCTCCTTATAATTATGATTTATTTAATTCAATATCAACATAAAACTACTTTTTAGCAATCAAGCCTTTGATAATATCGGCGGCGCTGAACATAATCGAATCGCTGTCACTATTATTCAAATCAGTCTTTGGTTTCTTCTCATTTTTTACTTCGCTAGTATCCAATTCATCTTTATTTTCACTCTTAGATGCTTTATACTTTTCAATCGCACGTTTACCTTTTATTACTTCAATTTTTTCTTGTGCAGATTCAAAGTTTTCAATTGTTAATTCCGCGAAGATTGAAACCAGTTTTTCATCAGATTCAAGTTCTTCCTCACTGATCAAACTATCTTCTAGCGTGAATGTTTTCAATTCTTCTTTCTTCTCAGTTAGAATTCGAACTTTTTCAGCTTGCTCCATTTCGTCAACTTTTTCTTTAAATGGAGTCAGTTTTTCAACTTCAGCTTCTAAGACTTCCTTCTCTTTTGTTGCCTCTATAAGCAACTTACCAGCTTCAGCAATCTCTTTATTAGCCTCAGCCAGTTTAGATTGTAATTCAGATATTTGAGAATTGATTTCAGTCACAGGAATAAACTTCATTTTTACATCTGTTTGCGAAACGATACTTATAGTGTCATCGCTATTTACAGTATACGTAAAAGTAATAAAATCCTCTTCAGAGCTTCGCTCCCAAGTATACGCTACTACTTTAAACTCGTATGGATATAACATTGAGACATAGAAATATTTGTCCTCGTTTAAAGAATTTAACGCTTTCCTAACTTTACGGTACAAATCATTATCAGTTAGGGCAGATACTTCATTTTGATCTTCCTTTTTCAAATCCTTTCCTCCTTCGTTGCTATTTATATTATATTTATTTATATCAACTTTATCGTTTTCAGAGGTATCCGAATCAGGTAAAGTTGATATATTTTCTGATTTAACATCATTCAAAAAGGCATTCGATAATTCATAATTCATTTCATCGTTCTCAGCAACTTCCAGAACACCAGCGCCGTGGACGGCTCCGATCACGGAAGAACCCAATAATGCGTTACCAATGAACTCAAATGCTTTTAGAATCTTGCCTCTGGCGGTCTTCTCTGCTTCGGAAGAACTAATTTCCCATGAACTTGATATGCGACCCTTATCCCAAAGTTTATCAAAAACTTTAAAATATTCAGGAAACCTGCTCTTCCATAGTTTTGTCTTTATCAGGATTGTTTTCTTTTTTCCTTCATAACCGTCAACTTCTCTTTCTTCTATCCATGACTCGATAACTGAACCAATAGGGTGAGTAGCAAAATAGTATTCTACTTTTTTAGTTTCAGTATTATATTTAGTCCGAAGTTCGTGTCCACCAAAATCATCGGGTTTCCCTTCTTTATCATATTTTAAATAAGCAAGGATCGGATATCCAACAATTGTACTATGATATTTTTCTCCTTCTTCTGCTTGGATTAATACATTGTTTGCGTTATATTCATCAAGAACTGAAATAAGGAAAGTTGCTTCTTTATGATTAGGAAAATCGCTAACTTCGATTGGTAAACTAGAGAGTACGAAATTTTCCAATATTTTTTTCTCACCACCTTTCATTGAATGCGAATTAACCAAACTCAATTTTTATTTTTTCTAAAACCTTATTTAGTTCAGTATCGGGAACGGTATCCAAATGTACTATTGCTACTGTATGCTCTCCATCAATATAAACAATCAGTTCTTTGTTACAGCATGGACAAGTAATCCTAGTTTCCATATCAATTACCTTCCATTATCCTCGTTGTATGTTTTGTCGTAATCAACCTTATCAGTATTTTCTCCATCACTCGGTCTACCAACTTCATCATCTGAGTTGTTAGTGTAACTAGTCTTTCTAGGCTTGAATGTCTCATCGTAACCAAGCTCTTTTTCGCGTTTTCTGCGCAACTCCTCTGTACGCACATCCAGTCCAAGAACTTGATAAACTGTCTCTAATGATGCATTAACCTCATTGTTAAGCATTTTTGCTAGAGCCATAGCAAGTTCCGTAGATAATTTTTCTGAATCTATAACTTTTATTTTCGGGCAATATTTTGGATCAATGTTGTTACGAATTAATAACCCTCGATACCACTTCATTAGAATTGCTTCTAACTGTTCGCTAATCTTATTAATCATTTTCATGAGTTCCTGAATCGATAATTGAGCTGATCCGAAACCACCCTTATTTGAAATTAGATAAGCAATGCCTACACTTGTCATGATATCTTCGCGATATTTATTTTTCACTTGTACGTTTGTCTGTTCAAGTTTTGGTTCAATGAAACTAACGCTCTCTGTCCATGGGAGTCCAGTGTAGACTGACACACCATTTGAACTTAAAGCCGCCATAAGATCGGTGTGAGCCTTGGCTTGAGCAGAACTCCATGTAATATTCGGCATATCTTTTGACTGTGTTACCAATTCCTTGGCCAACTTTTGAAAAATTATCTTTTTACCACGAACAAGAGTATTCTTGTCATCTGAAAGTTCAATATTCTCAAGTCGGATAACTGACTTCAAAGCTTTAAAAATAGGATTGAGTCCATATCTTCTTTTTAAATTATTTATTCGAATTAGACCGGAGTTGTCAACACTCAACTTAGCAAACTGTTCTTTGTTCATATATGCCTGTAACACTTCAGATGGATAAGTGTCTTTAATCTCTTGCTCCATATTTTCGTAAAATAATGCCTTATTTTTTCTATTCTTTGTATAAGTTTTCCGCAATCTAGATTCTAATTCCCTGATGTTGATCAAAAGATAAGGTTCGCCACCAACCTCGTAATCAGATACCTCTACAACGCCCAATGGATAATAATCAACTTGATAATTGGTTCCTTTTTTCTCTTTTCTAAGATAGATCGCATAGTTTCCCTCTATGTAGGCCATTGGAATACTCTCGACAATCAAGCGACGAAGGTTGATTTTCTCATTAAAGTCCACGATTAATTCATCAATTTTGTCAAATAATTCTTTCTCGTTCTCATTGTATTTAGGATGAGTTAAAGTATAGTCAGAGTTAACATTAGTCTCGATTGCTTCAAAAACTTTGCCGAGAATGTCGTTCTTATTCACAAAATATCGAACAATATTATTTATTTGTATAATATTATTAAGATTACTCTGAGCATTAAGTGCTAGTCGATCAATGTCTTCAATTTTAAAGTTTGCTACATTATTTGATCCCTCATTGAAGTAAGTAGATCGAAAATTTGATTTGTTTGTATAATCGTACATTGCTTGTTCAAGTATCTTTTTTTCTTCTGCATACGATGTTACCAAGAATGTTTCGTCAGTTACTTGAGATATAATCTCTTTAGACAAGTAAAAATCACCTCGCTTTCAATCTGTGTCATCTACAATTGAATGTTCAACGTTGAAACTTGCGTAGGAATAGTACTTAAATCAACTTCATCTTTTTGTTTATTTATTATACTGTCTCTTCTCAATTGCTGTAGGTGCCATGCAAGCATTGCCAAGCAATAAGCTCGGTCGTCATTCATTTTGTTTTCTTTGTCAGGCGATAAAGCATATCTGTAACCACCACTCGGATTGTCGAAACGATAAATATTTACAGTTTCTTCTTTCGCTAAGTCAATGTTCTTTAGTGCAAGTTCTTCATCAAATGAAAGTTTGTGTACTTTTTGACTTGCCTGTACAGATTTTTTTTTATTCTTTTTCTCGTCCTCATATTCGAATTCATGATTTTCGAATAAAGTTAGAAACCCCTTCATATCGTATTCTTCAGTAAAAGATATTAAATCTAGTCCAAGCATTTCAACAAGTGCATCGAACATTTCATTCTTGTATTTCTTAGGGTTCATTAGTCTTAATTTATCCACTGCATTTGGAAATCTGTCGACATAATCAGAAGATTCCTTTTTATCTATCAATCCTTTATGTTGGACTCCTCTGGAGTCAGTCCAATCTTCCATAAAATCATCTGCAATGATATGTCCGCCACCACCGGCTCCTGAATCAATTAATAGTGCAGAAATGTTTTCATAATCAGCAGCTTCTTTGCCATTGTAGTCTAATATCATTTGTTTAACGAATTTAATCTGCTCTGGGGTTCTCATAGGAGTTTTCTTTTTTTTTGCTACATCGACAAAGGATACTCCGTTACAAATTCTCATTTTTAAGCCAACATTTTCATCATGATACAATTCACCAGTCATCGAAATTGCATTATCGTATGAACGGGCAGGATCATAGGCTATTGCAAACTTGTTTCCGGTATTATTAAATAAAACAGGAACTCTAACTTCACTATTTCTAATCAGAATAGCGCGCTTTATCGCCTGATTTTCTCCGCCTTCTGTCGAGAATTTATTATAATATTCGCGCAAAGCCTTCTCTTTATTTTTCTTCATAGCGTCATCAATTACTTCTTGTCGTAAAAGTCCCGGATACTGTTTTCCGTTGAATGTTGCGTTAATGACTATTTCTGCATTTATATCTGCGACAAAATACTTCTTATCGCCTAGTAACATTTTTTTTGCATAGTCCTTATATAGCTTATAAAAGTATGTATCTGTGCTGGAGGCTGATGATGCCGCGACCACCTGATTTGGAAACTCTTTAGGCAATGATGAGATATCTATGTTTCCACCAAGTTTAAAGTTGCTGTCCTGAGCTAGAAACGGCATTGATGTCTCAAACATTTCTTCAGGTGCGAAACCGGCTTCGTCATAAAAGTTTAGATTTGAACGCTTACTTCTATTATTGTCGAAGGCTCCGTTCAATGAATTCACTAATGATCCATTGTATAACCTGTACTGAAATGATGCAGGGTTATGAGTAAATCCGTCTGTATTTGCTGCACTCTTCACGGTCTCGTTGAAGAATACATCGGTCAAACCAGTAAAAGAGGCGATCTCTCTTTTTGCTATTTTTTCTATTTTTAAAAATGCTTCTTGTGCCTGAGATCCGACTCCTGACATTATATAGGTCTGAAAATTTGGAATTAGATTGGTCTTAGCCATTATAAATGGTGCTGCAAGCGTTGTTTTACCGCTGTTCCGGGATTGGCACCATACATTAAAAGGGGTGACCCAACTCATCATAAACACATATTTTTGATTATCGAGAAATTCAATTCCATAAAATCGTTCACAGTACTTTACTGGGACTTTTCTATCGTCCCCACTGGATTATCTTTGCCAGCTTCAAGAATCCTTCTAGTTTCCTTTGTGACATTTCTTTTTCACTTTGCTTTATAATAACGTTCATGGAGTGGAATCACCCCCTTTACACAATAATTAATTATTCATATTGTTTTATTTTTATTTTTAATAATCGGTTCTCTTCTTCAAGATGAGATACTTTTTCTTCAAACTTTAAGATCATATCCCTTTGTTCTTTAATCATTTCTGTATAATCATTTTCGTTAAGCATCAATTGATCCATAATACTTTTATTGCTTATATCTGCAACCTGTCGCATTCCTTCACATGTTTCAATATCGTATATATTGATTTCTGCAGATTCAATACCCTTCTCATGCAATTGTTTGATAATACCAGATAACGTTCCTGCGCCTTTACTTTTGTTATTATTATGATTAACGGAAATTCCATTATCTTTAGCTAGAGCAAGCACAGATTTAAGCATCTTTTCTTTTGCATTAACTAAAGATGTTATGCCACCGACATTTTCTGTAACGGATTTTGTACTAGAAGTTATATGAGATAGGGCTGAATTAATTTTATCTATTTGACTGAAACTTTTTACAATTTCAATTACTGCTGGAAGTTTAAAACTATCTTCTAATGTACTCTCATCAAGATAATCAACCAATTTATTAAATAGATGACGTCTGTCTCCTTGAGACTCGTATTCAAATGGATCATAGCCAAGCATACGCAAGACATCTTCTTCATTTTGTTTATCATTGGTAGCAACTTTAGGATGTTGCTGGTCTGAATCTTGTCTTTGTTCAGACATTTCTGTAGACTGGATTTTAACTTCAGAGAACACAATATCTTTTTCATTATTTAACTCTTTATCACTGTCTATCCATGTTAACTCCTTGTATGAAATTTGACAGTTCTTAACATAAAGTCCTATCGGATCTGACTTCTTATTTTCAGATTCCAGCAAAGTGGATTGCCATAGTGCGGAAATAAAAGGACGATTTAACTCAAATAAAAATCTCTTAACGCTTTCCAAATCGTCAAGAGAAACATCTTCCCTTAAGCATGATTTACATACGCTGTGTCTCTGATCTGCCTGATACCTAGAATTCGATATGTAATAATCATTTGTAGGATGCTTAAATGCTTTACAAGCGGTACATTGTTTTTTTTCTATCTCTTTCTTTTCTTGTGTTTTTAAATTTTTGCCACCCTTGAGACGTCCCAATACTATTCCAACTCCCTTTGCTCCCAAAGATATTTAGATAATTCGTGGAATGCTGCCAGCGGTATAGGGAGTATCACGCACAGCATATTACACACCTTCAAGCAGGACGAAACCACGAAAAAATGAAAACAAAAAGACGTACCATAAAAAAATGATACGTCCGATCTTTCCACTTAAACATTATTGCCGAAAAACTTAAACGAAGTGAGACCCCGTTATTACAAACTCGGCAATGCGTTTTTTCCTTGCAAAAACAATGAAATTAGAATTTTATTCACTTCCATGTTCTTGCTGAAACATTTTAATATTGAATTCCAATTCTTTCGCACGGTCTTGCAAGTACTGAATGTCATTTTGAAGTGATACGATACTTGATATATGAGTATAAAATTTATAAAGAACAGATTTTAATTGTTCTATATTTTTACACCTTTTAATAGTCTTCGCGTACTCCTCTATGATTTCTTCAGAATCGAAGTCTAGTTTTGGCATCATAATCATAGTCAAATCATCTGGTTCCTCGATCATGAAAACTCCCATAGATTCGTCGTCATCATTTTCCG